GGAGCTTGGTCTATTCAAGGAACGGGTTCTACCGGGGGAGGATCTGTTGGCCCAACTGGACCAACTGGACCAACAGGTGCTACGGGTAGTAGCGGAATATCAGGAGCAACAGGAGCAACTGGGGGATTTGGGTTTGGAGTTAATGCTTTTGCTAGAACTTTAGGTAATGGAGACGAAGTAGATTGGAATGGATTAACAGCTACGAGGATATCTGCAGGTGTTTATAGATATACTTTTGATACACCAGCTCCGAATTCTAATTATCTTCCTATTGGGAATCCTATTGGCACAATCACGGATACCAACATTCAAATTAGTGACATAAATACTCTTAATTTTACCTTAACAACTGGACGGGGAGACAATTCTGGAGCCCCCGACACCCCTGTTGATGCAGAACATTCAATAGTTATTTTTGGTCTAGATTCTACTGGGCCTACTGGAGGTTCAGGCACAAGTGGAACTTCAGGATCCTCAGGAGTAGATGGTACAAGTGGAACTTCAGGATCTAGTGGAACCTCAGGATCTTCAGGAGCAGATGGAACTTCAGGAACTAGCGGATCTTCAGGAGCAGATGGAACTAGCGGATCTTCAGGAGCAGATGGAACTTCAGGAACTAGCGGATCTTCAGGAGCAGATGGAACTTCAGGAACAAGCGGATCTTCAGGAGCAGATGGAACTTCAGGAACAAGTGGATCCTCAGGAGCAGATGGAACTAGCGGATCTTCAGGAGCAGATGGAACTAGCGGATCTTCAGGAGCAGATGGAACTAGCGGATCTTCAGGAGCAGATGGAACTTCAGGATCTTCTGGTTCTGATGGGTCGGGAACATCAGGATCTTCAGGAACATCAGGATCTTCAGGAATAAACGGAGCTGGAGGTTCTACTTTATCTAAATCAATAACTATAGAATCTCCTTCCGGGACAGAGGACATTACTTTATGGAATTCTCCTGTAGATTTAACTATAGATGAAATAAACTCAGTTTGCTTAGGTACATCCCCTTCTTTAACATGGACAATTAGATTTGCTTCTGACAGGTCAGGAACAGGAACGGAGGTAGTTACTGGAGGTACAACTACAACAAATACTACTACTGGATTAGTTACAACTGTATTCAATGATGCAACAATACCCGCAGGGTCTTGGATATGGCTCGAAACTACAGCCCAATCTGGAACTATAGATAATATTAATATTAGTATAGAATACACTTACGATTAATGCCTGATATTTTAATAGAAAGATTTGATATTGATGTTACCTCCAATGGACAAACTCATGCGTTAACACATACTCTTCCCAGTATAAATTCAGCGTTTGTTCGGATAGTAGGATCTTCTGATTCTGCGGGAGGAGGACCTACCAGTAATATAGGTGATGCAAATCCCAATGATATTGGAGTGGGGGTACAAATTACCTCCACTACCCAGCTAACTTTTTATACTAGCAATACTACGTCAAAAAAAATATCAGGTGAAGTTTGGAGATATGTCGGTCCTGCTAACGGGGATTATGAATTTATTACAAGACAGAGAGGATTTATAACCCTTACGGGTGCACAATCTTCTAATTCATCTTCTATATCTGGAGCAACCGATAGAAATTCTATAGTTCCTCTTTATACTGGATTTTCTACTACGATTGCATCTGTAACTGAATATGAAGCGTCGACATTGGCGTGTCATATAAACTCTTCGACTGATATTGTGTTTTCAAGGAATAATACAGCAACAGTAAACGATATTACTGCATACTACGAGGCAGTAGAATTTACGGGTAGTTCTTGGTCAGTAGGACATGCAATATCTACTGCTCATGATGCAGTTGGATTGGCGGGATATAACATTACGATGAACACTGATTCTACTGGAGCAGGGGGATCCACATTCGACGTATCAGATTGGGGCAATGCAATGATATTAGCAGGTACGATGGAAGGGGATTCTTCCGAAACTGGGCTAGCTGATTGCTTAATCGTGTTTGCCCCTGGATCGTCAACTACTCAACTTAACGTTGGTATGGGGGATAATGGAGCAATAAACGACGGTGACGCATATGCACATGTTATACAATGTGATGACCTGATTATTGATAGAGGCACAAGTTCAAATTTTGCTGAAGGCGACGGTTCTTATTCGTTATTGACTGTGCCGGCAGGAGTAAATGAAGCAATATCTACTGATATGTTTGCGCTGGAATGGTTTTGTTCTACTACTGGTACCGGTACTGCACATGCAAGAGGGCGGTTATTAGCATTAATCGGTGCGGCGGCCAATGTAGCAGACTCCGGAATAACATATTTGCAAAATGACTCAGTAGATTCTACTGATTATGATAGTTCTTTAGATATGTTTTTTGAATCAGAAATTACGTTTGCTGCAACACCAGCAGGTGCAATATATGAATGTGGTGGGTCAGGAACAGGTACATATGTAGGTTTTAATACAGCCGGTGATTTTGTTGCACGAGCCGGAAGTGGGGGTTCATTAACACCAACAAATTGCGCTAGATTAGTTGTTACATCAGGTACATATGATTTTGCTAGTAAGACTGGTACATTGAGAGTCGATATAGATGTTTTAGGAGCAAATATTCGTGTTAGATTTGATGAAGGTACTACAGGCAGTTATGATTTTGATGATAATAACACAGCTGCTTCAAGTATCGGCAATTGGTCTGGTGGTGATGCTGGTGGTGTTGGATTTGCAGATAGCTTAGTTGCAGGGTCAGAAGTCGTTGTGCCTGCAACGTTCAATGGAACGATAACAAGTCTTGTATTTGACCAAGGGCTTGTTTCTAATAAACATGATATTATTACCTGGGTGCATAGAAGTGGTAATAATATACGAATAGCATACGGGTATATAGATATGTCAGAGTTAACTACTGAAAATAGGAGAATATTTATAATGTAATGGCAGCAGGAAGTTTAGCAAAATATAGCGGATCAGGTCAAGCAATACCGTCCACCAGTTACTCCCTACTTGACATAGGTACGGAGTATAAAGACGACGACAATATAATTAAAAAGAATGACTAGAGAAATAGACTTTAAAATAAAAATAGAAAATAAGGATGCTAATAATGCTCTGGATACTGTTGAAAAGTTAGAACAAAAACTGGCGGATCTAAAGTCCAGTGCTTCCAAATTAGATATAGGGTCTGCACAATTTAAAAAGGCTCAGAAAGAAATACAAGAAGTTACTGACGAGCTTATAGATGTTGGAGCTGCTGCTGCAGCATCAAATAAAGATCTTGATGCCTTTAAAGACAACCTAGGAAAGGCAGGAAAGGATGCTTCTAAATCTAAAGAGCAAATTAAGGATCTTTCAGGAGAAGTTAAAAATACAGGTAAAGAAGCCTCTTCTATGGGTGATTCCTTTGATCTTGCTGGCGGTAAAATAGACGAAGTTTCAGGTGGAGCAGTATCAGGACTTATGTCCATATTTACTGCTACTAAAACTGCAGTAGTTGGTATGAACGCCTTAAAAGTGGCGGTAGCAGCTACTGGTATTGGTCTATTAGTTATAGCTGTAGTTGCATTAACCCAAGCATTTTCAAGATCTTCAGAAGGATCAGATACTTTAACTAGGATAATGGGGCAACTTTCTGTTGTAACTAACGTTATTTTAGATTTGTTTGCTGATTTAGGGGAACTAATAATATCTGTATTTGAAGATCCACAAAAAGCTTTAAATGCCCTTGGGGATTTTTTAAAGAAACAACTTATAAACAGAGTAGAAGGGCTTTTAGAATTAATTCCTGCTTTAGGATCTGCTTTGGTAAAGCTATTTTCAGGAGATTTTTCAGGGGCAGCCGAAGAAGCTGCTAATGCTTTTGGTAAAGCTGCTTTAGGAGTAGAGGATATAACTACTAAATTAACAGATCTTAGAAAGGGAACAGCTGAATATGCAGCTGAATTAAAAGCTTTATCTGATAGACAAGCTCAAGCTGATAATAAAAACATTAAGGCTAAAGAGTTGGAAATTGAACTTCTAGAAAAAAGGGCAACTACTGAATCTGAAATTGAAAAGCTTAGGAATAAGGTAGCTGATGAACTTGGTATTTCTGCAGAGGAGAGAATACAAGCTTTACAGGCCATTGCCGATAAACAAAATAGTCTAAATAATTTAGAATTAGAAGCTTCTAAGTTAAGAAGTGATGCTTTGTTACTCCAAGCCAAAGGAACTAAGCTTACTGATGAGGAAAGAACTGCAATTGCTGAAGCTAAAGCCGAAGTTATAGCATTTCAAGGTGAAAGGAATCGAATAGAAACTGAAAGACTTGATGGGGAAAGAGGATTTAGGGTAGAGGCTTTAGCTAGAGAGAAAGAATTCAATGAAGCCCGACTAGATGCTTATAGAAATACTGAGGATAATATAATTGCAGCTACCGCGGCTAGAATAGCTAATGAACAACTCGCACTTGAAAGAGAACTTCAGGATGTAATTAATAACGAGGAACTAAAAGGGAAAGCTAAACTGGATGCGGTAGCTGCTGCAGCAGAAGCCATTGTAGCTAATGAGAAAGAAGCTTTAGAAGAGCAACTAAAAGCTAATGCTATTTCTCTTGATAGACAAATCGCTGACACCTTGTCTAATACAACTCTTATAGATTCTGAAAAAAGAGATTTAATAGAGTCTCTTAGAGCTACTGCAGAGCAAGAAGATATAGCTGCGGAAGCCGAGTATAATAACAGACTTCTCGATAGAGAGAAGCAAGCTATTTTAGATAGGAACAGCGCAATTACAGAATTTGAAGCGGCCCTTGCAGAAGCTAGAGCCGCTGGGGTTCAATTTGAAGAGCCCGAACCAGCGGCTAATGATTTTGGTGCACAATTACAAAAGGCAAGGGAAGAGTCCGAAGCCCTACTAGAACAACAACTAGAATCTGATGCTACCCAGCGGGAAATTCAAAAAGCTAAGTTAGATGCTGATTTAATAGATCAACAAGAATATGAGGAGGAACTCCAAAGGATAAAGACTAATAGTGCAGGTGTGCAAAAGCAAATTGCTGATGATCTTGCTAATCAAGAGGGGGGAATACGGGAAAGGGAAATAGAATCTTATATAGAATTAACCCGACAAGGATTTCAAAATGTTCAAATTATAGCAGAAGCTTTTGGTAAAAAAGGAGAAGAGATCGCTAGAGCAGCTTTTGAAGCACAAAAGGTTGTTAATATAGCTACTACTTTGATCGATACTTATAAATCCGCTGTATCTTCTTATGCTTCCTTATCCGGAATCCCTGTAGTAGGTCCTGCACTTGGGGGATTAGCAGCTGGTGCAGCAGTTGTCAGCGGAATAGAACAGGTTAATAGAATTAGGAAGACACAGTACAATTCAACTAATGTAGACACTTCTCCTACTCCGACTCCCAATATAAGTTCTGGTGCTTTACCTACAACTGGTGAACCTTCTACACCTAACTTTAGTTTATTTGGTACTGGGGGTAATACTAATATAGGTGAGGATTTAGAGAATTCTAACGGAACGAATCCCCAAGTAATTCAAGCATTTGTTTCAGAAACTGATTTAAGTTCTACTAACAGAAGATTAGATACAATAAGACAGCAGTCGGAATTATAATATATAAGATATGATAAGAATAAATTTAGAGGGTAGTGAATTTAAGCTTCGTAATCTTTGGTCGGAGATAACATTAGGTGAATTGGAGCAAATCCATTCCCTTCTGAAAGGAAATAGCTTTATCTCCAATTGGAAGAGAATAATAAACCTTCTATCTTCTTGGCCTGAATCAGAAATGGCTAAATGGAATACTAAGGATTTTGTAAAATTGACAGATCTTATCTTACCCTTGGATGATATAAAGCTTCAAAATGGAATTCAAACCCTTTCTATAGGAGAAAGAAGATTTATCTACGAGCCAAATAAGATGACAGCTAGAGTAGGCAGGGACATACAGAAAGCTTACTTTAATGAGGACCATTTTTCTTTAATCATGTCTACTGTATTTAAGGAGATAGGTAATTCTAATTCAGACTGGGAAACTATAAAAGAAAGGGCTTCTTGTCTAAAGGAAGCTACTGCTGATAATTTTATTTCTATTCTTTGGATGCTAAATGCTCAGGTGGTAATGAACTTAAATAAAAAGATACAACGTGAAGTTAAAACATCTTCTTGAAATTAATTCACTAGATTCTACTTCTTTCGATACAGAGATTGATTGGCAAGTGGAGGTTGTGTCTATTTTAAATGATCTAGATCCTGAGGAAATATACGAATGGCCTTTGGATAGGTTAGAAGTGGCTTATATAAAATTTAAAGAGGACTTAGAAAGGAAACATTCACCTGTAGAGTGTCTCGAATTTCCGGAATTTAAGCTTCATGCTTTACCTTTTAATAGCATAACTCTAGGTGCTTATATTGATTTAGAGGTATATTCTTCTAAAGCCGACTCCATAGCCAAAGGACTTTCTATATTGTATAGAAAAAAGATAAATGAAGGGGATCAATTGCATCCACCAGAATTTGAAAAATATGGTATGTGGGTTAATCATAGACAGAAGATATTTTTAGATTCCGAGCTTATCTCTATAATGGGTAGATGGGACGAATGGATAGAATATAGAAAAAATCTTATGGAAAGGTATCAAGGACTTTTCGATAATTACCAGGGGGAAGATCCAGAAGATGAGTCTGCCCTTACTAAGGCTCAACTTGAAAAAATAAAAAGGGAAGAAGCTCAACAAAAAGCTTTTTCTTGGGAAAAAACAATACTGTCTTTATGTAATTCAGATGCTAGTAGATTTAATTACATTCTGAATCTACCAGTTATTATGGTATTAAATATTATGGCAGCAAAAAAAGGATAATAATATGGCTTGTAACGAATTAATGGGTATAGAAAAGGAATGCACAAATAATCTAGGAGGTGTTAGAGAGATTTATTTAATTTCAGTATATCAAATAGAAAATATAGTATATACCGCTGGAATAATAACTGAAATAAATTTAACAGAAGGAGATTTTGCTAGGTATGAACCCCCAAACCTTTCTGCTAATTATGATGTTACATACTCTATAGATTCCCTCGGTGTAATAGAATATGAACATAGGATAAATTTTTCAATTTCCAAAAGACTAAATTCTAAAAACGTAGAACTTCAGAATCTAGCGGGAGGAAATAGGGAAATGGTAGCTATTATTTTAGATTCAAATGAGCAATGGTGGTTATTGGGAGCTTACTCTGGGCTTACTCTTGATACCTTATCTGGGGGTTCTGGGACTTCATTAAGCGACGGCTCTCAATACAATCTAACTTTGTCTGGAATATCTCCAGTTATGGAAGCTTCTATTTCCCCCGCTTCTATCCCTTCTATTATACCAGAGAAGTAATTTACAAAATAAAATCCAAATTACTTATAATATATGAAATTACCTATTTATAACATAACATTCGATCCAACGGAATTCGAAAGTGGAATAGATATGATCGCTATCACAGAAGATCCTGCTATTGAGGTATTTGCACTTAAGTTTAAGTCACATTCAAAAGACGTAATAAGTTCATTTCATTTTGATAACGAAAAGCAGATAATTGCTGGCCCTGTTGCTATCCCAGATAAACCCATTTACAGAAAATCTAAAGAACTTGGGGAATACTATGCAGTATTTACCAAGGAGGTAATAGAAAGAATGGCTGAGAAATTCAACGAAGAGCAAAGAGTTATTAAGTTTAATTCAGAGCACGACGAAAATAAGCCAATAGAAGGCTTTATTAAAGGATCTTGGTTAATAGAGGATACGGAAAAAGACAAAGCTAACTTTTATGGCTTTACTGATTTACCAATAGGTACTTTCTTCATAGAAGCTAAGATAACTGACCCGGAGCAATGGAAAGAAATCAAAGAAAAAGAAAATGTTGGTTTCAGTCTAGAAGGTCTTTTAGGTATAACTGAAGCACAATTCAAATCCCAAAAGGATAATACAAATAAAACAAAAAACATGAAGAAAAATAAATTTTTTGCTACCATGTTAACTACTAAGAAAACTTTTAACAAGACTACTAAGAAATTCGAACAAACCTTAGTTCAGTCAGAAGAAGAAATACTAGTTGTTGATGAAGGTATGGAAACTGGAAGTGATGTAGAAGTCATTTCAGAAGACGGTGCAATAGTTACAGCTCCAGACGGGGAATATGCTTTACCAGATGCTGGTAAAACTATCGTAGTATCAGAAGGTTCTATTTCAGAAGTTACTGATGTGGAAGTACTGCAAGAAGAGGTGGAAGAAGTAGAGATGGAAGCTGAAGATTCTAAAGAAGAAGAAATGGAAGCTGAAGATACTAAAGAAGATTCTAAAGAAGAAGAAATGGAAGCTGAAGATACTAAAGAAGATTCTAAAGAAGAAGAAATGGAAGCTGATGCTGAAATAATTACTAAGATGGTAGAAATGGAAGCTAGAATAGAAGCTTTAGAAGCTATGTTAGCAGAAGATGATTCTGATTTTAATAAGAAAAACAAATTTAGCTTAAGTAGAGATCTACAGACTAAGTCTGAAAAGCTTTCCTTCGTTAAATCATTATAAAATAAAATTTAAAAAATAGGCTTATCCACCTATAAAAGGATTATAAAATAAAATAAAATAAAAAGATGAAAAAATACAAATTTGCAATCGTCGATAATACTGTTTACACAGGAAAGGACGCGCTAGATTTTTACAGCTCAGCACTTTTAGAAGGTGGATCTACTTCTTTATTTAGATTAGTTCCTAACGTAAAGTCTAAGATTAAACTTCCTTCATATAATGCAGGAGAAATTATAAAAGATGAAGGTTGCGCATGGTCACCATCAGGTGAAGGTACTCTTGACCAAAAGTCTTTTGAAGTATGTGGAAAAGACATTCAATTAGAATTGTGTGCTACTACTTTCGAAAATAACTTCCTTGGTGAGCTTATGAGACCAGGATCAAACACTGGTGAAGTAGCTCCTCCTGATTTTCTTAACTATATGACTGGAGAAGTTGCTAGAAAAGTACAGAACGATTTAGAAGTTGCTGCATGGCAAGGTGATGTTGATTCTGTTTCTGGATACCCATTCACTATTTGTGATGGTATTAACAAAAAAGCAGCTGCTGATGCAACTGTAATTGATGTAACAGGGGAAACAGTAACACTCGCAAATGTTATTGCTGAGATTACTAAAGTTTATAACGCAATTCCTGCTACTATCATAAACTCTCCAGATTTGAGAATATTCGTATCTGATAATATCGCAAGATTGTACCAACAAGCTGTTGCAACTGCATCTAACGAAGCTTACTACGTTGGAGCTAAAGAAGCTAACTTCTTAGGTATACCTTTCGTAGTTGCTCAAGGTCAACTACCAGATGTTATGTTAGCTGGTGTTACTACTAACTTCGTACTTTTAACTGATTTACTTTCAGATGAGCAAGAACTTAATGTAATTCCTCAAAATGCAGTAACAGGAACAAGAACAGTTAGAATTGCCGGATCTTTCAAAATAGGATTTGACTTTTTAGTTGGTTCAGAAGTAGTATACTACGCATAATTTAGTAACTACTAATTAAAAATAAAAATAACAACTAGAAAATATGGCATGTAACGAAATATTAGGTATAGCTAAAGATTGTTTAGGTAATGCTGGAGGAGTATCCAGAATTTGGCTAAATAACGGAGATGCTATCGATATGAGCACGGTCACTTATGATACTGATGAAACAGTATCTGCAGCTGATTTAGCTCCAGGAGCAACAGGATTTGTTGAATTTCAATTTAATCCGAATGTGAGTTCATTTACTGATAATATACTTGTAGATTTAACAACTTCTTCTACATTTTACGATCAGATAGTTAGCTTACAGCTTAGCAGAAGAGAAGCAATTAAGAGACAAAGAATTCTTTTAATTGCTGATGGACAACCACCTTTAACTATGATGGTGAAGGATGCAAATGAAAACTATTGGATCTTTGGTCTGAGAGAGGACAAAATGTATCTAACTGGATCAGAAGGTGGATCAGGAACACTTAAAACAGATCTTAACGGATATGTTTTAACGTTTACCGCACAGTCCGCATTCCCTGCCTTTGCAATAGAGGAATCCGTTGCTCTCGCTTTGGCATCGTAAGATCCAAGCTTCAAAATAAAATAAAAGTCCATCTACAATACGTGGATGGACTTTTTTAATTAAATAGGAAAAATGCTTAATATAAATAAGGAACTTCAAAATATAATTCACCCGACATTTTCAGAATTAATGGTAAATCCCTTGGGTGAAATTAGACTTCAATTCAGAAATGAGATGGACAATTCTCTTATAAGGAGTTGCTTACTTTCGGGTGTGGATAATGAATCCCCTCATATAGTTAGATTCGATACATATTCTATAATGGTTCTTCCAGAAGATGAGGTAAATCCGGATACTAACGAGATCTCCTTTTCGAAAAATGGGTTTTGGGAATATGAAGCTTTTGAATTACTTCCGGATGATATGGTAAGATCAATAGAAATTGGAAGATGTAATGTAACCCTTCCTCAAGTGTCTATTCCTGGCGTTTATAAATAAAATAAAACTTAATGAAATTATTTAATTTTTCCAGCAAAGAAAAGCCTAAAATGGCTAAAAATACTTTTTATACTGGCAATACGAGGCCGGGTCAATTGGCAATAGCTAAAGACCAGGATTTTTCAAGACCCTACATTAACACTCATGGGGGTTCGGAGTATGTTATATTCGGAGAAGACAATCTATATCCTTATGTTCTTCTGGAACTATTTCATTCTTCAGCATTTCATAGAGCTATAATGGAGTTTAAGACTAGAACTATTATGGCGGATGGACTTAAGATAACCTCTTCAGACACTTCTACTAAGGGAAAGATGGAAGCGGAAAAAGTTCGTTCTATTTTAAATAAAGCATTTTTTAGAAGATTCGTACAAGAATATCTTATTCACGAAAGGGTTTATATTAAAGTAAATAGAAAAGATTCTACTTATTACAATAACATTGTCATTGTCCCAGCGGAAACTATTAGATCTACTAATTTATTTAGAGAGCATAACGAAGGCTTTATTCAAGCTGACTGGAAAAGAGGATCTAGGGATAGACAGTATATTAAACCTTTTGATAAATACAACAAAAAGGATAACATACAGTTAATTCAATATCAAGAACTAACCCCTGGGTTTGATATCTACGCAGTGCCTGGGTATACTTCAGCAGCTGATTGGATTTGGTTAGATTCTCAGTTTGCTTACTTCCAAAAGCAAAATATGCAAAACTCCCTTAATCCTTCTGCTATAATTAAGATCTACGAAAAGTTTGCAAATTCACAACAAGAGAAGGAGTACATAGAAAATCTACAAGAATCGTTTATCGGAGCTCAAAATGCTGGTAAGGTTATGACATTTGTAGCTTCTGGTAAGGAGCTTGCTCCAGATATTACCATGGCGGAGCCCAATAAGTTAGATAAGTCTTTTGCCTCTGCCCAAGAGAATATAGTAAAGAATGTATCGCGTGCTCATTTGATCAACCCAGCACTTATGGGAATAGAGTCAGCAGGTAAACTTGGAACAACTAACGAGCTAAATGAAGCTTTTACTTTATTTAATGAAGTTTGGTTGGATTCTAACCAGGATGTAATCCAGGAGAACTTGCAAGATCTTATACAAAAAATGGGATATGCTAATTTAGATGTAAAGATCCTAAGGAAGGACTTATTTTTGGAATCTATTTCTGCAGAAAATTAAAAATAATAAAATAAGATGAGTAACTTTATTACAGAAAATTACATAAAAGATAATTCCCCAGTAACTGATAATGTAGATCCAAAGGATTTGTCCTCTCATATTACTGCAGCTGAGCATAATTTTTTAAGACCTATACTTGGATCTCAGTTCTATGACGAGTTAGTTGCTAAATTTAGTAATCAAACCCTTTCACCTGATGAGATTCTCCTAATGGAAAGATACATTCAGCCAGCAGTTCTTTGGAGAACGATAGCTTTAGCTCTGCCTTGGATCCAATACAATCTAAGAAATAAGGGACTTATGGTTAATACAGACGACGCTGCTGCTGCAGCAGACTTCGCACAAGTAAAATTCATGTTAAATGAGGCTGGGGGTAGAGCAAATATTAATGAAGATCTTTTAGTTAAGTTTCTAACTAAGAATTCGAATGAGTTCCCGGAATACAAAGACCAGGACGGGCTTACTCCTCCTGAAGGGGAGGAACCCAATTCTTCTAATTTGTTATTTTACTAAAAATAATATGAGATGAAAATGGAAAATTTGTGGAAAGGGACAATAGTGTTGGTTGCATCATTTTTAGCTCCAGTTAAAGGTATAGTAATAGCAACGATAGTAGTAGTACTTTTTGATTTATTAACAGGCGTATATGCTTCTTGGAAAGAGTCAATACCTATTACATCTAATAAGCTTGGTAAAATAATTCCAAAGCTTCTTCTTTACAATTTAACTATCCTGTGTGTCTACCTACTGGATCAGCATATCCTAGGGGAATTTGTTCTATTTTTCTCCAATATTTCTTTATTCGCAACCAAAATTATAGGGATGGCTATTTTCATGGTCGAATTTACCTCTATAATTAACAATGTTGAAAGGTCTCTAAAGATCCAATTCCTTCCAATATTTAGAGGATGGATGAAAACGATACGTACAGAAGCTTCTAATGTGTCAGCAATATCTGATGATGTAGCAAACATTAGTAGAAATATAAGAAGATCTGGCAAGGATCCAGAGGATAGGAATGGACATTTAAGAGGTGGTGAAGGTCACTTTGGAAATAATTATAACTACTTTCCACCAGGAGAAACTGGAGGAACCGGTTCTCCTCTACCTCCAGAAGGGCATCCTCCAATATTTTAACGAAACAATCTCCCCGTTTAATCATATATAGATTGCATTCATAATAAATAGATCAGTCGGTCTAGTTTTTTTAAATATAAAAAACCCCCGGAGAGCTTATTAACTCCGGGGGTTTTCTTTTGGAAGGGTTCTTTTTATATAAAAGAAGGGTCTTCAAATTTAAATTCATTTTGAGCTTTTATATACTTCTCTCCCGTATGAACTTTAAATCTAACGATCTTAGTAACGAAATGTCTTTTAATTTGAAAGTGATGTGATATAGAAGAAATAGCAACTCCAGCTGAATAAAGTATTCTCATCTTAGCTACATCTACAGGAGGTATATTTGCATTAACGTCTTTCATACTAAATCGAAGGTTCTCCTTATGTGAAATCCATTCCAAATTTGAAACGTGATTATTTGATGTGTTCCTATCCTTATGATTAACTTCTAAACTAGGATGAGCCTTATCCAAAAAAGCATTAGCAACTAATCGATGTACATATCTATAGTTCTTTTGTCCTTTGCCTATTTTTAGGTGGACCCTCTGATATCTATGGTTTGCTCTACCTCCTGTGGCATGTGATTTTATTATATCACCGGTATAGCCATTTTTAACTTCACCCTCATCTGATATAAGATAGTTTGTCTCCTGACCGTTTAATTGGATGGCCTTCCATTTTGAATCTTGCATTTTCATAATTATTTTTAAAAACACCAGTCGGGATGTTTACTTCTTATATATTACCATTAGTACAAACTTCTTGGAGCAATTGCCCTTTCGAATCGTTAGATTATTGTTAAAGTTGAAACAAAGGTTTATATTCTGACATATATAGGATGTAACTTATTTTTAGTCTCTGACAGTTATAAGGGCCAGTTTTGAACTTCTGGTCCTTTTTTGTGGTAATTTAGTTAGAACCTCCGTACACCAAGGTATCGTTAGATTATTGTTAGAGTTCGTAGAATGACCCGAAACTTTACGTCATGTTGCATATATAATAGACAACAAACAAATAATCATTATGAGACAAATAAAACAATTACCTTTTAATTCTAAAGACTGGAGAGGAGACGTAAGAATATCTAGACTTAATCTACAACAAAAAGGCTTCTATCTAGAGTTAATGAATGAATGTATATTAACTGAATCTGATAGACTAAAACTAGATTTGAATTATTATGCTAGACTATTCAGAACGAGAAATACCTCAATATCAAATGTACTAGGGGTATTACAAAAAACTGGGCTATTAAAAATAGAGAATGATATTATAATACTTCATATCATGGAGGAATATTAATATAAAACAGAGACTAAAAATAAAGAATTAAAATGAGCAAAAAACAAGGATGGATAAAGATCCACAGAGATCTACTAGATTCTAACTTCTGGAAACTAGCAAAAGGAGAAAAGCTTTCTAAGAGAGAAGCTTGGCTAGAAATACTACTTCTAGCTAATCATTCTACCTCTAAATTTATGAATAACGGGATTATAACTATAGTGGAAAGAGGTCAATTAGCTAGGACTAAAGTTGCACTCTCAAAACGTTGGAATTGGAATATAAAAACGGTAAGAAAATTCTTAAAAAAGCTAGAAAGTACCCAACAGATTACTCAAGAGATATCTAACTCTACTACTATTATAACAGTGGTTAATTATGAAAAATATCAGAATTTAGAGGTCCCCCGTACCCAACAGAGTACCCAACAGAGTACCCAACAGAGTACCCAACAGAGTACCCAACAGAGTACCTACATACAAGAATGTAATAAGAATATACTAAAGAATGTAAAAGAACAACAAGCACCGGACGAGCCGGATTTGTGTGTTGAGAATCTTGATAAGCTTTCAGGAAAGAATGAAAGAGATATTAGTAAAGATCCTTTAGGTGA